ATCCGCTCGTGGGGATGTCGGCGATGGTATCGTCCACCGCCGAGGTATTCGTATATTCGCGCGTCACGGTTTGGCCCGCCGCGTTCTTTGTCGTGACGGTGACCTTATCGGCCGCGAGGGGGTTGCCGTCCGCGTCCTCGATCGACAGCACGACGTGCAGGTTCCGCCCCGGCGCAGGTTCCGAGGCCGTCAGTGCAATCTGTTTTGCCACGGTAGACTGTTCTGTCCCCGCATTGACGGTGAGGGAATCTTGCCACAGGACATACCCCGGAGTGGTTACAGCTACTGTCATTATGAAAGAATCGGTTGTGACATCCCGTAGTGTGTCATTAATATGTGATCCTGATGCCGAATACAAAGTTTCTACGCCATCCGTTTTGGTGTACTTCACATAGACGGATTCCGCCTCCACCGGCTGTCCGTCATTATCCGTGATGGTGATGTCGAGTGTAATATTTCGGCTGGTTATCGGTTGTTCAGAAGTTAACATCAAGGTCTCGTTGATATTGTATTCTGAATTTCCGGCCGGGATGTCCACCTGCTTCTTGCCACTCGTATACCCGGCCTTGGTCGCGGCGAGCCCCAGGGTCATATATTCCGTGGAGGCCTCCAGCGTGACGTCGACAGCACCCGTATCGGCCCAGCGTTCCAGCTTGCTGTCGCCCGACGGAAGGATATACGAGGCCGTAACCTCGTCGGCCGCAAGCGGGGCGCCCTCATTGTCCGTCACCATGAGGTGAAGTTTCAACGGGCGGCTCGCAGCAGGCTCGGGCTCTGCGGGGGCTTGCTGGACGGTAATTGTCCTTATGATAGCAGGTGCTTCTTTAAGGGATGCGATCAAATTTCCGGAGCGAGAACTTGTTGTGGTGTTCTCCTTGACCCCTATGGAAAGGATCCCGTGTGCGAAAGCAATGTTTTCAAACATCCCTGACTGCGAAGATATTTGAAGCGAGCCATTTGTCTGATAGGTGAATACCGTAACGGTCTTATTGCTGCCTACAGCCCGACTGATGTCCGAAGCCGAACCGTTGATGGTCAGATAATAGTCCGGAATAACAACTTCTTTTATAGCCTGCAACTGGATCAGCTGGCACTCGCAGATGCCGTTTTCACCTGTTTCTACCGAATACAGGCCATATGTCTGCCCGAATTGACCTATGTATATGGGCTTTGTATAATCAAGGTTATGCAGATCTATGGCTGTTAACTTGGCCTTTACTGTTATCAGACGCAGTTTGTCCACGGCTTTTTGGTACCCGTTGTATTTCTTTGCGACGATCCCGTTCTCACCACCAAAGCGCATATTTTCTCCGAAATATCCGAACCAGTATAACCCCGTGCTCGTATCGTCGATGATGGCTTGCAGGATTCGCGCCGAGGGTTCGTTGTAGTCCACTGTTTTCCCGTCGTCGGATGTCGTATACATAGGAATGCGGGCACACAGCGCATTGGCATCCGATGCAAGTGGGGCATTTTCGGACGCTGAGAATGGAAGCTCCACGAGTTCGTTCTCCTTGTCGATGTTAACATTCTCGATCCGTATTTCCCCGGCGGTGTCCGTGATCACATCGTCGTCGTTGTCATAATCGAGCGTGTTTTTCTGTGCCAGGTCATCGAGCGAAAATATGGAAGATTCCGGGCGGCTGACATCATGCCGATCATTAAGGATGACTTTGCGGCTCCAGTCTATTGTGCCTCCGTTTGTGAGTTTGGCGTAAATGTCATCTACGCTTATGAGTTTGATTGTATCCGGGGCGTCCTTATCCGGGTATGCGAACAGCCCGGCCATAGACATCAGAGCCGAGAGGAAATCTCCCTGCGAAATGTCCGGAAGATTTACCCCGATAGGATATTCGGATGGGAATATCATTTCAATATCCCCCCATAACTTTACAGACCAATTCAAAATAATATCATGCGCTCCATCCGATTGCACATTGTAAAAGTCCTTGAGTTGAATAGATATGTTGCTTATGCTATCGGTGTTTATTTCGTATTCTTTCGGAAAATCTTTTGTGTAAAATGTATATACCGCAGAGGTCATTCCCGAAGTTATTGTTATTGGAGCACTTGATATTTTTAAAATATCCTTACCGCCTCCCTTAACTATAACATGTATTTGTTCTTTTAAACGCCAAGAAGCCCCACTCACCCTGCACGTCACGTTGAAAGTATCTCCTGTCGTATTCGGATTTATACTTAAAAACATATGACTAGCTCCAAGTGTCTGAAATTCTGCCGTCCCATTCATACTGGGATTCGATGGGTCGTATGGCATATATATATTTTTCGGATCGTGGACTATATAATTATTTAAGTTTGATTCAAATGATGTCCGATTCCCTCTTCCATCAGATACGATCCTTGATGCTTCAAAATAATCTACTGCGCCTGAAATGTCGTCGCCGTTTTTTGACACCAAAGGAAGCAATAAAGGATACGTAAGTCCCCCATACAGTCTTTCTTTGCCGTCGATGGTGATGCCATTGTACCGCTCAATAGCCGTAAGTACATCTTGTACTTCGATAGACGGATGCATGTATTCGGGGTTGGCGATACCTTGCCCGAAATCAATGCCGAAGAATCCCATCTGCGGCCTCTCATATCCATACTCCAAGAGTGCCGATGCGCTGTTCCATGGTATCGACCCTATGTTCATGGAATAGAGCGTTTGTGCCAGGTCGCGCAAATTTGCATCGAACAGGGGCTGGAAGTTGTCGACATTTCCCCACGTAAGAACCACACTTATTACGTCCGAAATCTCCGTAATAACGGCGTATCCGGATGTGAACAGCGGTACTCCTTCCTGATACAATCTTGCCGGAAGCTTCACATAGGGTGCATCCGTATAGATGTCGGTGCGTTCCGCATAGCCTATGGCCTTGCGGTTCTTCGGCGTCAGCGGTAAGTCTATATTGTACGACCTATTGGACTGTATGATGTCCAGTCCTGAAAATATCGGGCTTTGATATACCAAGGATATATAGTTGTCGCTGGACAGATCGCACAGGATGTCGTTTATGTATAGTTCGTAGTAGGTCATACGTTATAGGTCTTATCGGTAATTTCTACGACTAAATCTTTAAAATAAGCGCCGTTATCTTCGGCTTCTCCCTCCTCTATACTACACCGGCGCCATTGCTCCGTTGCGCTGTCGTAGTAGCTTATGTCGCGCCCGGCGAGGATGGATTTACACAGGTCGTATATATCCTGATCTACAAGGCGACTATGCAGCGTGTATGTCTTTGTGAGTATCTTACTTTGGGCTTCATACGGTTGCAGGTTCTCATTCAGTAGTGAATAGGCATCCTGGATAGATATTTCGTCCCTCGCCGTCTCTATACTCCACCGATATATGTAAGGGATGCCGCCTTTATCCGTCCATTTGACAAGCATCCCATCGGTACACCTATCTATCTCGATGGGAAATTGAAAGGTGTTGGCAAGGTTGGGGTTATAGACGCTTATCTCAACATACGTATCCCCATCCCATCTTACCGTCGATGGATTGAACTCCGCAAACGGTTTCGAGGACATGCCACTGGTGACGATGACCCCATTCTCTGTTTCCACCTCTATTTGCTCTGTCGTGAGCTTGGGGATAAAGATGGATTGGGTTATGTTGAACCCGGGGTATACCACGATTTTCCTGGCGGAAGGGTAGTTGGTTACATCTCCCGCGGCGGCATTCTGTGCCGAGATAGGGATTATTTCTTTTTCACAGGTGCCGATAAGAATAGTATTGAGCGTGTGAGTGGCTGATCCATCGCCAAACTCAACTATGAGCACCACATTGTTTATGAATGTTGCCGAATAGTCCGCGGCCAGCGATTCCAATATTGCCGTCAAGGGGAAAACAACGGATTTTCCTACTCCCGAGACATTTCTGGATAGGACTATTGATGTTGCTCCATATGATATTCGCAGCTTCACTTCTGTGCCGTAGTCCGGATCTATGGCTGTGGCTGTAAATCGCACGAAGGTGGATTTCTCCCGTGTGAAGCATATATCATTGGGAAAATCTGCGGTGCCTCCTGTACCGGACAATGTATATCGGATCATAGTTCTATTGTTGTTTCGAGCATTTCGTATATGGATGTGTCGATCACTTCCGTAATTCTTTTGTCGATGTTATCCACGGTTTGCGGCAACAGGTCTTTGATAATCTCGGTGCCCCCTCCCGAGCGGTACAAGATGCTGCCTTCCTCCCACAGCTTCTTGGCCGCCCAATATGCGTCGATGCTTTTGAATTCCAATCCATAGCGTGCCTCTTTGTCGCGTGCCCATTGCTTTATGTTCTGATAGAAACTTTCGAAGCTTCCGAATTCTTCTTGTGCATCCTGCGGAGAGTTACCCTCGTCTATATTCTTGATGTTATGCCGTCCCACAAACGAGACCGTGAACCCTCTGGCATTGCTTTCCACTTGCGACGCCATACTATCTGCCGTAGCGCCGGTAGTCTCTTCCGGGACATTCAGGGAGTTCACATTTTTACCGCTGTTTGTGCGTTTTGTTTGCAGATTTATTGTCACCTGCTCTTTAAGGGTGCTGAATTCCTCGTTACAGATGGCAACCAGCTTTTCAGGGCTGAAAAAGTTCTCTATCTTCGATATGTCCATCAGCAAACATTGTATGTAAGGACGAGTTTTGCCTCTACACCCGCGGCCAGGGCATCCAGTTTTTCAACCACTCCTTGCAGGCTTTCAACCTGCACCTCTATCCCATTTCGACGCAGGTTGTCGATTAATGAAAACGCCATTTGCTCCATGCGATCCGCAATGGGGGCTGCTTCAGTCTGTGTATCCGGCTCTGGCTTCCCGAGTGCATCGAGAAAGTAAAGCGTTGTCCTACGACGACGCCTGTTTGTCAGGTTAGTTTCGTATATCGGCTCCTGGAACAGCCGCAGCATTACGGGGTACTCTTTGACGTAATCCAGCAGGTAATTCGCCTCTTTGATCCTGGCATATAGGCATGTGTTGACGCCGCACTCTTTGGCAGCATCTTCGAATATTTTACTGAGGCTCTTTCTCATCGTCTGCGACTTTTGGATGGTTTGGGCTTGTTCATCTGAGCGAGCTTGCGTTGTGCCATGTTTTTGTCCCTCTCGGCTTCATATGCAAGGTATACGGTCGACCACCTCAGGTGCCATACATCGCTTGGCTGAATAGCACCCCCTACAAGCTGGCAGTATCCTAAGCATATTGTACTCATGCCCCGGTTCTTGCGTTGTACTTGTGCGTTTGCTTCTTGTGGCGTCAGGGGCATTTCGAGCTTTTTCCACGCCTTTGCTACGCCTTTGAGTTCGTTTTGTATTTCAATGAAATAGCGATAAGCGCGAATGAATTGTAGTTCGAGCACCTTTTCTCGGGCAATATCGTATCCTGCTCCCTCCCAGTCAATGCGTTTTGATCCTTTCCCCTTTGGGCTTATTAAACCCAGCATGACGGCCAGAACCTTTACGAAATACTCGTCGGTGGCCTCGATCCTTTCTATGGCGTTCAATTCACCCATCGTTATACCTGCGACGCTTCGGGCCTCGTGCTTCTTCCATCCGAATATGCGACGTTTTTCCTTAACATAGTCAGGCTTGGGTAATGCCGCAATAGATTCGTATATTCGTTTATTGCCGATACCGAATAAGGTGCCGTTCTTTATAATTACTTTCCTGATGGTATCGTTGGGTGATATTTTCATAATCCAAACCTGTTTATCTTTTCAAAAATATCCGACGAATAATCCGGCTTTACGTCTGTTTCGCCGCATAGCGAGCCTGCCAGTTGATGACACTCGTCGACCATCTCGTTCCATAGGGGCACAAGTCTGTACCACGGGGAGGCGGCACGGCTGTTGTCAGTCATTTTGATTTTCTCGCCAGCCATCGTATTGAAGGCAACATGTTCTCGCAGGTAATAGAAATAGACATACTTAGCGATGGGAGACTGTTTTGTGTCTGTATTTGCTATTTTTGCGGCTATTTCAGGATATTTGTCGATATTCTCAGCCACATATATTCCAAGGAGCATCCGAAGGAATTTAGGCTCATACCTGCGTATGCAACTCTCGACATTCCGTACAATCTCCTGTGCGGCGCCAGTCGGGGTGCATCCGCTTTTGACGTCTATTCCCGCAATATATGTGGGATCCTGTTCGAAGTATGTATAGTCTATAAGCATAAGAAAAAAGGGGAGACGCTTTCCGGCGCCTCCCCGCCTTGTTAGTTGGCAACTTTGGTCTTGTACGTGGCTTTGCCCGATTTCACAAGCGTTTCGGCATGCAAGGGCGACACGTTGTACTCTTTGCCTTTCTCGGGCATATAGATAGACTTGCCTGTGCTTACGATAGTTACCCTCTTGGTGAGGTCGATCTTCTTCATATCTTCCATGTTGTTGTTCGTTTAAGTTAATGACTATGCTGCTGCCTCGGCGGTTTTCTCCAGGGCGGCCTGTACGGTTGCGAAGTCGTCGTAGATGACAGACCCGGCGTCGATGGAGTTCTGGTATGAGTGAAGGCGCATTTCGGCGATCACCGTCACCATGTTGTGGCTGAAATCGTCGCCGTCACGGCCCCATTCCAGTCGCAGAGCGCGGTAGGGACGAACTTTCCAGCGCGAGGAATCCATCAGCAGGAACTTACCTGCGGGAATGTTGGTGGTTTCTACAACGGAGATGTTGCCGATGATCTTGCGCATCTCGTCAGTCAGGTAATGCCCGGCGGTATCTTTCGTTACGTCGAAGATCGCCTTGTCGGTCGGATGAAGGAAGAGAACGTCGGGAGAGAAATGCAGCAGGCGAAGTTGCAGAACGCCAGCGCGCACAACGTCGGCAATGTTGGGCATGGAGATTTTCCCGTTGAGCTCCGTAATGGTATAGCCAGGGGCTTTTGTTGTTACGCCGAGGATCTCGTTTCCGGTGCCGGTTCCTGCGATAACCTTCTCTTCCACGGTCTGCATCAAGTCTTGACGCAGCAGGGTGTTCACCTCCCCGCGGATGAAATCCGCATCTTCGAGGATTTCCGTCGAGAGCTTTGCGCGAACGGCAACCTTCTTTGCCGTAGACGTCTCCTCCTCGTATCCCCAGCTCATAAGGGGCTTGAGAGTTCCTTCGGCGATGAATGCCGAGCCGCCGTCGGGGTCTTTACGGTTGATCCACTTGATTGTCGGGGAACTTGTCGTGCCTTTCTGCAAGCGGGGCAGGATCGCATTCGGCTCGGTAGCCGCTGCTGCAATGCCCGGCACGACTTCGGTGTTGAATGCCGCGATGGGGACAGCGGCCGTCGTGGTCGTCATGGCTGCTGCCTCGGCCTTCATCTCGATCTCGATACTTACCGTGCGGCCGCCCTTTACGGCGTCGATGTTCTCTTTCCCTGAGAAGAATGCCTTGATCTTCTCCTGCGCTTCATTCTCGGATGAAACGGTGGATTTCTGCATGAGGCTGATGGTGCGCCCTTGCTCTTTGATTATCTCCCGGATCTCGTCGATGGATTTCGTTTGATCGAGAGCGTCTACTTTGTCTTCGATAGCCTTCATTTTGGCCTCGAAGTCTGCTTTGCCGATAAGCCCCGACTTGTATTCATCGAGTATTCCTTTCAGCTCTTTCTTGATGTCGTCGTTCATGTGTGAATTGGTTTAGTTAAACAATGTTTTTCTGACTATTTCGATGATTTCAGTGTCATCCGAAGATTTGTTGCCCAGGATGTTTAGGGCGCTTTTGAGGCTGTTGCAAAGTGCTTCAATCCTGTTTCCTCCTGCTTCCGAAAGGTCGCATTTGCGCAGGATGTTGTTGAGCTCTTCTTGATAGGCAATGATGTCCTCTACGCTTTGCAAGCCCTTGACGTCAAGAGCTGGGGTGAAGGGATTACATCCGGCGAACACGGTGCTGTACTCATACTTGAGCTGCAGCTCTGCGATGTCATCTCCCGCAATAGCATCGTTATGGTTCTTGTTGAGAACCCGGTAGCAGTAGGAGTGTTCGACATCTCGTTTCTCGTCTGCGCAATGCTTATAGTACTCGAATATATCATGCCCAGCGGCCTTACCGAGTATGAGTTTGCTCTCGACGAGGGCATATTCATCTGTTTCCCATGCTTTTCGAGGCGTCCCAACAACATGATCCAAGTCTTGTTTGTGGTCGATGCAGTGTTTGATCCGGGACATATCTGCAAACGACTTAGTAAACGCCCCTTTGCGCACAATGTCTTCTGCATGATCCTCTTCGTTGAACTTTGATATGGCAATGACAACAACGCCCTGATCGCGTTTGATGTCGTCTATACTTCCCTTGAATGATTTTATTCTGTCTTCCATATTAGATTTGATATTTTAATAGTTCGCTTCTACCTTCCTCTGGTGTCATTATTCCTAATTGTATGGCAGCTCCGATATAATTTACGGCGCTGTTCATACATTCCGCCTGGTCTTTCTTTGAGGGCTGGAACATTTCCAGATGGTCGAAGAACGGCATGAATCCGAATCCTGTGAAGCCGTATATCTTGTTGAGCACGCGCATTATATTTTGTGCAGAAGGAATAATGTCATTCACGTAGAATTCGATCTTGGCCTCTCCGAAATTGCTGTAGGTGCTACCTTCTACGTCGAGCAGAATGCTGGGCACCTGATATGTATAAGCGATGTCTTTCTTGCAGTTGCGCTGAATGTCTGTAAGTCCGAGGTCGGAAATAGTGGACGACACAGGGACAAAGGATGCCTTGTATGACGTAATGGCGATCTTGCATTTGTTGCGCATGATCCCGTATTTGTCCAATTGCTCACGGAGCGCTTCCTTGTCCTCTTTGGTGGCTGGCACGATATTATCGACCATCGGATCATCTGACATGAGGGAGAGAATGCCGAGCATACCTCGGTTGACAAGCAATTCGTTTACGGCTTGGTAGGAGGCCAGGAAAGTGTTGACAGGGTACTTGAGGGCGACAAGCCGTGAAGTAGCGCCCCCAATCTTGTTAAGCGCGTAAGTTACGTCGTTTACAACGAACATCTCCTCTTTGGGGATCGTCAGGTTTATCCCACCCCCAAGGTTTATGGTGTAATCACGGATGTCGGAGTTGGGTGCAAACGAAGATATGGAGGATGGCGCCTCGTTTTCCGTAACCATGAGGTTAGGTATTACATACAATTCGAAATCACCCTTAATACCTACCAAAGGCACCTTCACTATGTAAGCCTTGCCGAATATCTGAGAAAAGAACTCGATCATGCAAGCGAATTCCGAAAGGGTTTGGTAGGGATTGGGGTGGTTAATCCGCTCGAACTCACGCGGCTTTTCAATATCTTCCCCTTTGTCGTCTTTCGCCCAATACCGGGCGTCCGATATGGCAGATACTTTCTTCGTGATGATAGAAGCTAAAATAGAGCATGACGCGAATGCGCGCGCCTGCCCGTCCGGTGTGGAGGTGTCGATAAACTCATCCTTCGTCCCGAGCAGATTTTGCCAGTCCCGCAGGTCTATGTATAGGCTTTGCTGTGGGTCTCCGGTCTTTTCGGAACATTTAGACATCTTTATTTCGTATCCAAGGAGTTTCATGCGGCAATATGATTGCGGAATGCAGTCATCACGACGTATCGGGCTGCATCCCAAAGGTGATTATTCTTGTCTACGGGTTTATTTATCGCCAGCCCGTTTATAGAATCCCACACATAGGTATTGGCTTCGTTTTTCATGTTCTTGGTCTTGACGCAGTGGATGCGGAAGTTTTTCATGTAGGATATACCGATGGTTATACTATCCTGGAATTTCTTGGCCTTGATTACATTCAACCCCCGAAGTTGAAGGGAACGCACCATGCCTTCCGGATTCTTGGCGTATTTATCCGCGCTATCTGCTATGGCATATCCGTGTTTACCGAGAATTGGGGCCACGATGTTATACAATACCTCGGGATCGTCTACGGGCGAATAAAAGCGTTCATGCAGATATAAGTCACGCCCTCGCACTCCGACATGAATAATAGCCGTCGGATCATTTGTGAAGCCGAAGTCGATGCCATAGGCTGTATATTCCAAATCGTCCGGGAAACTGTCGATCCAGTCTATATTGGGGAATATTAATCCTTCCTGCGCCGCGCGCTCCCCGAGACCGTATACCTTCCATCTGAATTCGTCGGCGGTTCCTGCTGCGATATTTTCCGGCGTGGGCTCGTAACTTTCGATAGTCCTGCGTACGCTGTCAGGGCAGAAAGGATTGTCCTTGTAGGTTGTTTTGGTGAATATGGTATCCGGCTGCCCTTCAAGCTCAAAAACCCAGTGTTCCGTATATTTGGGGTTCCAGTCGCCAATAATCATGGTTGTACAACGCATCGTGATATTATTGAACTGCGCCGGCGATATGTCGTCCAACATTTCGTTGAAGTATATGATGTCGCAGTCGTGCCCCTCCTTCACATCCATCTTATCAAGCCCACGGAACCGGATGATGCTGTCGCCTATGTGGTATTCGGGGAGTATCTTCTCGCTATACATGCTGTCGGGATCATATATCCCGCGGCATTGTAGTTTCTTCTTGAAGTCTCCCAATGCCTTTTCCTTGCAGTCTTGCAATGTGGAGCGGTAGACATAGATTTTATATGCACCATCACCCGCAGCACAGATGTCATACAGGAAGTCGAAGGTGTCGAAAGTCTTCCCCGAACGGGAACTCCCCTCGTTGAATATGCGTAGTACGACGCCTTTATTGCGGTACTTGCGGAAGAAGTACAGCATGATCTTGTAGACCTTGCCCCGATATGTGCGTGCATCAAGCTCCATTTTCATTCGTGCTTTGTTTGCCGATGGACTGGATGATAGATGCAGCTTCCGGATCAAGTATGACTTGTACCGTCTCCCGAGGCTTGTTGATGCTCTCGCCGTTGGTGGTTATATCCTGTTTGTCGGCGAGTTTGAGAACACGTGTAATGACGCCGGAATCGTATATGCCAGCTATTGCGCCCGACAATTGATCGGCTTCAATTTCTTCGCGCACGCGCGCAATGATGTGGAAAAACTCCTCCCTTTTGCCGTAATCAAAAAATGTGTCACGGAGTATTCCCGCATATACACAGAACCCAACAATAGTTTTAGGACGTTGGAGTTCGAGGTCTACAAGGCCATGTTTTGTGGGCACTTGTTTTATGATTGGATTGTTCTTTGTCCAATTGGCATATTCCTCAAACTTGACTTCGAGAGCTTCAGGTGTATATACGCAAGGACGGCCCACTTTGCGGGTGGGCTTGATGGTGTCGTTCGCCTTTGTGTCTTTTACACTCTTTGCCATAAATGAAGGTCTGCCGACGGATGCGCCAACAGACCTTCTGCTACGATAGCAATGTACTTTCGATGTTCGGCCGTTGCCTGCATCCTCACAGGCTTACAATGCAAAGATTTCGACGGATATTTAAATAACAATGGGAAATGATGAAATTTTTTGAAAAAAATATTATTGGGCGGATTGTTCTAAAGGTTTGTCTTTCCCCTATGATGAAACCTTATTTTGGCGGCCTTCATTGTCCTAAAGGTACAAAAAAGCCCCGGTCATACGGCCGGGGCTGATGTTGAACGAACTTCTCGCTATTTATTCATGTAGTCAATCAAAACCTGCGCAGGACATCCCATTGTCCGCAGATTGTTCTTGATAATTCCTATCGGGATGGGATTTATATGCGTCTGGAATATGACAGGACGAAGCATGCCCTTCTTGCACCATTTTTCATGGCCGCCTTTGATGCCGCCATATTCCCATCCCAAGTGCTTTAGGAACCGACGAAAATCCGCAATGTCAATATTCGATAAAGCACCCATTATGCACAAGGAAGCGTTATATTCTCCCGAATAGTCCTGTATGCTTTGTTATCGACAATATCTGCCAGCTCGCTGCTTCGGGTGATAAGATCGCTCGTCTTTGGAGGCTGTCGCTTTTTCCATCCATAAGATTCGAGCAGCGCACTAAGAGTTCCCTCAGATATAGCGTACTTTAAGATTTCTTCAAGCATGATTTCAAAAGACCGTCTTGCCTCCTCCTCGCTATTTCCGTATCCGAGAATATCAAGGGCAGCGCAATAGGCATAGTAAATCTTGTCCTCCTCATAGAGGATGACGGCCAAACTTACGCTTATGCCAGTACCTTCTTTCATTGGATAGCTTCCATTAAATTGCTGCGCTTTCATCGTTGGGATGGTAGTTGTTATGCAAATATAACATATTTCATGCTAAAAAACGCACAAAGGTAGTGAATAATTATATACTTTGAGTAAAAAAGCCCCGACTGTGTGGCCGGGGCTGAAAGGTAGGGGAGGGATTACCAGTCTTCTACATCTCCGCCTGTTATCCCATCTTTAATGGCTTTCTCTAATTGATTCTTCATTGCAATCATATACATACAACAAGCACAATACGCTTTTGCTCCAGCTTTCCGGGATAATCCAGCAGCGGCATCAACAAAGGGAAAAACCGCTTCCGGTTTGTAAATGCCCATTGTTGTCGAAACATTCCCTGACATTGCCCCCGCAACACCTCCTCTATTTACTGATTCATATTCTTGGATGGTTGTAATAAGTCGGGCTCGACCGTCTTTAATATCTATCCGAAAAAGAACATAGGCGCTGATTTCATAACTAATTGCAAATCCGACCTGTTCTGCAATGTTTTTCAAATAACCTTTCGCGAGTATAGTCCCCGCATCTTTTTCATTTAATTGAATTACTGATTTTCCTGAATTAAATGTGTGAACGAACCATGAGTTAGTTTGAATATATATCTGATCTTTAGATAACGATGGTGCTTGGATAATGTTAATCATTGATATGTTGCCGTTGTTGTCTATACCGGCAACTTGATCCCTAAAAAATAGTGCCGCGCTTAAATAATCAATATTCCCATCATGGTTACCATCTAAAATATCTAAAATGTCAGCATATTCGTTTTTACTATACGAAACGCTTTCATACGAATTAAGGTTCATCAGCTTATCAAAAGCATGTGATTGTATTTTCTCTCTTTCCGCTATAGACGCTGCTTTTGCCTCTTCATTTAACCTATTTGATTCCAAGTCGTTAATTTGCTGTACGGCCTGACGCCCATATTTTTCTATAAAATCCTTTTTCGGCACGTATGATTTCGTTTCTGGGTCAAAATAAAGTTGTTTCCCTTCATGGATAATAGCCAAACTTGCAACATTATGCGCGGCAATTATTTCTTGCGCCTTTTTAAGGTTATAAGGCTGCTTCGCATTGACATTATAGGTAATACCTAAAGTAATAATTATTAGTAAAAGTTTTTTCATGAGTTTATGAATTTACCCCTATCGAAATGAGTTGGTAAGAAAAGAGTAAAAAATATTTGTGCTATTGAAATAATCCGAAGTTTTTATGTTTTGGTCTGCGGGCGCCCCGGTCATTTTTAAAGGAGACCGTAATCTCCTTTAAATGTGTAGCTCGATTATATGGATCTTATTTTGGGTGGTTCTATTTTATCATATTGCTTCCGCTCTAATGAAGATGGCATTAGTCTAATTAGAATACCGCTATGCCTCTTTTTTTTGGGCGACATCGCCCTTGCTTTTCGCTCTCTCTTCTCGGTACAGGTCAATTAAAGCCCCGTTTTGCCGAATCAACTCCTCGTTTTGGCGGAGTAGTGAATCTAAGAATCTCTCCATAGTTTTTGGGTTATTTAGTTCAGCTTTCGTTGGCGTGACGTCTTCGCCTCCTTGGCTGACAGGTTGGTCGGTAGTTTTGAGCATGGGCTCTTCTTCGTATAGGAGCCAGTTTCTATTGATGTCAGGAAATTTGTTTAGAATTTTAGAGATTCTGTCAGGGCGAGGCATTTTGCTCCCCTCTTTAAAATATCCATTTGAAAGCCCCGCCTGTCTCTCAAATTGCGAAACAGAAATCCCTTTATACTGACAATACGCTTGGATTCTCTCTTTAAGGGTCATGATATCAGAGGCTTAATATTATTTTAAAATCGTATAAATATTATTTATGCAAATATTCTAAGAAAATCATCGAATTCTTAGAATTATATTCTATATTTGCAATGTGAAACCCACAAAGCTGATACAAATATACGATTTAAGATGAAAAACGCAAGCGTGGGGACTGAATATTTGACGATTGTACCTTTTTGAAGGTAATAAAAACGGACAACGCGATGAAAGCAACTTACGACAAATCGAAGATCATGAAGAACGCCTGGTACCTTAAAAAGGTACAGCCGGGCAAGAGTTTGGGGGATTGCCTGCGCAAGGCTTGGCGCAACGAGAAGTTGGCGATGCTGACCGCGAAGATCGAGAACCGCCCGACGGAGCAGCCGAAGGCCACGGAGTACCGCCCCGAACTGCTGAAAGTGCCGACAGGTTTCTATGGTGTCCGAGGAATGTACTATGGTGACTAAAGCACGATGCAATATGAACGAAGTAATTCAATCGACTGACCGCTTGACGGCACTACTCGAGGAGCAGGCCGCCTGCATTGAGCGGATCATGGCAATACTGGACAAATAATATGAATATGAATACTGCAAATCAGCGCGCTGTAAAGTTGCCGTTCCAAGAATATGTTTCTACACTTGGGAAGACTCGCAAAAGTAAGTTGTGGGCAGAAATTCGTCTTGTGACAGGAAAGGACAGGACAACAATATGGCGATGGGCGCACGGACACACCCGTCCTGACAAGTCAGACAGGGATAACATAGCATTCTGTGTATATAAATTCTCTGAAAATAGGTTCCCCGGCGACGCATTATTCCCAGAAGATTATCCATACAAAGGTACCCATGCAAAGGTTAAATAACGTAGAGTTTTTTAACTCACCCGAAGGAGAGGTGCAGATTCGCGACGAAAAGGGTGTCCGCACATATATGGAAGAAGAAAAGGAGCTCACCGACGCATTATTCTCGGTAATTGAGATTGACTACCCGCAGGCATTCAAGGCGCTGTCGGAGATTTACAATAAGAGCAAGGTGAATGCCCCCTATTTCAAATACAGGTGCGCACACCGGTTTATCCGCTGCAACTTCGGGATGTACGACAAAGTGCCCGATGTGGACGAATTAGGCCGGTTCAACTTCGAGAATGTTGCTTGTCCGCTGGTGGGGGAGTGCAAATACTATAAAGTAATCTGTAACCCAGAGTTTAATACTAACCTGACAATGCGGGAGAAAGAGATTGTCCGCCTATATAAAGAGGGATGTAAGACCGAACGGATTGCCGAAATACTGTCACTCTCCCAGTTGACGGTCGAAACACACAAACGAAACGCTATGCGTCGCACAGGGTCGACAACGCTTGCCGAACTCGTGATATGGGCTAACAACCACGGACTTTAAACACAAAATATAACCAACCATGAAAACAATTTATCTCTGGGTTTCAGGCAAAGGCTGGACACCCTTTCAGTACAATGAACTTTCTGAA